ACCGGATGGCCGCGCGATTTTCCCCCCTCGCGCGAAAGCTATCTACGTGCGCGCAGCTCATTGGTGCCGTACCCTCCAGCTGGTGTGCACTATCCCCCGCCCCCTCCGCTCCTGGTGCCCCCTCTACGTGGTGCCTCTCTATTGGCGCTCTCCGTTTATGATGGGCCATATTGTCAGTGAGTAACGTCCGATCTGGCTTTAATTCAAATTAAAGTTTTAGTCTTTTAAGTCCTGCGACTCGTTGTTTTTTTGACTACTGAGGCCCATCGTATAATATCGTTGACGTGGCCTGTTTTAGACCACGCTGCTGAGTCAAGTTAACTTCGAATTTGAACTAGCTTTGTCTATATCATGGGTGCTGCTTATGATTTATATTTTGAGGTGACTCAGCTGTCGTCCACGTTAGATTATGACCATTAATAACCTCTTTTGATCAAGCATTATCACTTGATAATGTACCCAGTTCGTTTTAAGCGTGGTGTCTCATTTGCTGGTCGACGTAATTATTTGCGGAATAATGTCTTTAAGCGTTCAACCATCTCTAGACGAGATGACGGTAAACGACGATCTGGTAATGCCAGCAAGCTTAATAGCGAGCCCAAGATGACAGCCCAACGTATACATGAGAATCAGTTTGGGCCTGAATTTGTAATGGCCCATAATTCAGCCTTGTCTACGTTTATCAGTTATCCATGTCTTGGTAAGACAGAACCGAGTCGAAGCAGGTCTTATATCAAGTTGAAACGCTTGCGTTTCAAGGGTACTGTTAAGATTGAACGTGTTCAGTCTGATATGAACATGGATGGTGCTATTCCGAAGGTCGAAGGAGTATTTTCTCTCGTTGTTGTTGTGGATCGTAAACCCCACTTGGGTGCGTCTGGTTGTCTGCACACCTTCGACGAACTATTCGGTGCCAGGATCCATAGCCATGGAAACCTTAGCATAACCCCTTCTCTGAAAGACCGTTATTACATAAGACACGTGTTCAAACGTGTATTGTCTGTGGAGAAAGATAGTGTGATGGTTGACGTGGAAGGTTCTACTTGTCTCTCTAATAGGCGTTTCAATTGTTGGTCTACGTTTAAGGATTTGGACCGTGATTCATGTAATGGTGTTTATGCTAACATCAGCAAGAACGCCCTATTAGTATATTACTGTTGGATGTCAGATGCTGTGTCTAAGGCGTCCAGCTTTGTATCGTTCGATCTTGATTATATTGGATAATTAATAAAAATATATTTTTATTCCAACGATTTGGGCCTAGAAGCCTTACAATTACTATTAATACACTCTTGGACCGTATTCCTAACTAATTCGTTCAACTGGCCCATTGACATTGTTATGTTCGATTCTGCTCTCCTTGCTCCCACTATAGAAGCAGACTCTCCCGGGTCTAATACGCTGGAGCCCAGCCTACTTAGGTGTCTGTATGGGTGCAATTCGTTTACTGCCTCTGAGTCCGCATCTGATTGACCAGTCCCTATAGCACTCCTGGAAGCCCATGACTCACCAGGCCTTATTTCAATTGGGCCGCGGTACCCAACTCTCGACATGGACGCACATCTGATGGGCTTCCTTTCCCATTTTCCGTAGTCCACATGGGAAAAGTCGACATCTTTGAAGGTGAACTGTTTGGATAGGATCTTTACTGTTGGTGCCCTGAACGGAATGTCCACGGAGTGTTTCGCCGTCGACAATTTTAATTTCCCTTTGAATTTCGCGAAATGGGTCCTCTGATGAACATTCGTATCGCAAACTCTGTAATAGAGTTTCCAAGGAATTGGGTCTTTGAGCGAAAAGAAAGATGCCGAGAAATAGTGGAGATCGATATTGCATCTGATCGGAAAAGTCCACGACGCTTGCAACGACTCGTTTTCCGTCATTCTCTTGTCATGGATCTCCACAATCACTGTCCCCGTCGCGTTAATTGGAACCTGCTGCCTGTATTCTATGACACAGTGGTCGATCTTCATGCAGCTCCGATTTAGCCTCGCCGTGAACTGTGACGCCGTCGAAGGAAACTGCAGGATTATCTCAGTCAGATCATGCGAAAGCTGATACTCGTCTCGCTGTGATTCTATATAATTAAAAGCATTTGGAGGAAATGCTAGCTGAGATTCCATCTGAAAAAGAAAGGCCGCGCAGCGGAACTGATAGCTGAAATTGAATTGTTGATTAAGAAATTAGGGTTTCTTTGGGAAAACACCCGAGCAACGACCCTTTATGATGAAAAGGTTTTCTGGGTTTCCCAGAAATATGCTCAATAATTGAAGAACAATTGTTTAATCTGTCTTTACTGTGTGAAATGTTTTTGAGAAAGGGGAGAATTCTGGTAAAGAATTCGAAGTTAATTATGTTATAGATCTGATAGTCTTTATATAAACACCCGCTTTTGCTGTTTGAGAATTGTCTGGGAAGTTCTATGAGTGTTAGTAATGGCATATCTGTAAATATGGGTGTTCCCCCGATAGCTCTCTCGCTCAAAACTCATATGAATTGGGGGAACTGGGGGAACATATATACTAAAAGTCTCTGTGTAGGATCTTGCAACACGTGGCGGCCATCCGCTATAATATT